ATCTTTGCATCGTTATTATTTCGCGGGGTATTAGCTCATCTGGCTAGAGCGTTAGACTGGCAGTCTAAAGGTGGCGAGTTCGAGTCTCGCATGCTCCACATTATATTCTGATTTTAAGCTATTTATAAAAATAAGGGACTAAAACAGGGACTTATATCTTATTAAACAAACTCATTGCTGTTTCTTTTGCTTTGTCAGCAATTTCAATATATGGCTTCATTGCAGCGTAGTCTGAATGCCCAGTCCATTTCATTACAATATTAGGTGCGATGCCAAGCATAAGCGCATTGCATATAAATGTGCGTCTTCCTATATGACTGGATAGAAGTTTATATTTCGGTAATATTTCTTCGATCCTTTCATTGCCTTTATAGTATGTAATGGTGGTAGGAGCGTCAATATTACATAGTTTCCCTAGAGTTTTTAAATAGTCATTCATCTTCTGGTTTGATATTCTCGGGAACACGTATCCTTTTGTTCTTATGTATCTTGTGAGAACCTCTTTTGAATATTTATTTAATTCTATACGCAAAGGATCATTTGTTTTTATGGTTGTTACTTCGATGTGATTATCAAATACATAAGACCATTTTAAATTCTGCATGTCAGAGAAACGTAATGATGTGAAGCAGCAGAATAAGAGCATGTCTTTTATCTTTGCCAAGTATCCCATTTCTTCGGGTATAGATGTGTCCTTTATTGCCATAAGCTCGTCCCAAGTAAGATATATTACCTTTCGGGGAATGGTCTTTAGTTTGGGTTTGTATGTCTCATAGGCAAGCTCTTTGTTGTATCCCATTTTGGTAGCCCAACGGAGAAACCATTTAAATATATTAATATCTTTCTTTATTGTTGTATTCTTTAGTGACGGATTTCCTGTGTCATCGGTTATGCTAAGCATATAATCAGTCAGTTTGTTTAGTCCATCTTCTGTAAGGTCTGAAAATTCAAGATTCGGGGCGAAGTTCTGAATATGTTTTTTTACAGTGCGATGTTTTCTGTAGGTAGAATCGGTCCAACTCTTCTCCTTTCTTTCTTTGATGATAAATTCGTCATAATACTCATATAGGCTTTTCCCTTTTTCTTCTATTTTACCCAACTTTAAATTAAACGCATTTCTGAATTCCTCCGCGGTAGGGGAAGTCCCATTTTGCTCAAATGTGTAAAAGACCTCATCGGCCAGTTCCTCATAATGCGATATCTGCCTGTTAATTATTGCTGCTGATACTTTCTTCTTTCCATGGTAGGTGTTTGATTTGCATCTTTGTGCTTCGGATATCCATTTTGATACTTCTACCCGGTATCCTACATTGAATGCTACGGTGTTACCTTCCCATTTAATTCTGTACCTGAGTTTAGCGTCTGTTTTGTCTTTTTCTTTATCTAAAAGGAAAAGGCAGTTTCTTTTGATAATCATAGTGTTATGTTGTTATATGTTTGTTTATTCAGATTAATTATTTTAGAAGTATCATTTTGTTCCGTCTCTATCTTATTGCATACTATAAGATCTAGCTTAATTCCGGAAACAAGCTTTTCCAGCCTATCATGTTGTTCATTCATCTTATGGACAACTTTCTCTAGTTTGTGTATTATATCATTGTTCATAATTAAGGTTTTAATGTCCTTAAAAAAACATGATAAGATGTTTATTTGTTTAGCTTACATTTTGTTTTTCTAACTGAACTTTCAAATTTGCGTTTTCATCTTTAAGCACTTCGACAACATTTAGCAAATCATCCATACGTGTTTGGTATGTTTCTATTACTTTGATAAGGACTTCAATAGTCTTTTTACTATCTATTTGTTCTCCCTGTAAATCTATGTTGATATTTTTTGTTTCAATTTGATGTGGTGCGGATGTTTTATTCGTTTTTGATTCTAAGTAGGGTGATGTGGGTTGAGGCTTAAGCATATCTCCTTCACCACGGAGTAGCCATTCCGATGAAATATCTTCAAATGAGCTTAGTATTTTTGATATTGTATCAAGACTAATAGAACGTTCTCCTCGCAATTGTTGATTTATTGTTTTTTGGTTTGAACCAATCATTTTTGCAAACTGACTCTCTGAAACAGATTTTTGTCTGCAAATGCTAATAACCCTTTGTAAAACACCTTCTTCCATATTTTGTTATTTAGAATTATAATAAATAGAGCTATTGAGCTAAGTTTTTTCTTTTAAAATATTGTTTTAAGTTCAAAAGCTCTTATATTTGCAGCGTGAAAAACGAATTAATTTAGTTCCGTTTCGCAACGACAATAATTAATATACAAATATATGAATAAAAAAGAAAGAACCAAAGAAATCCCACGGGTAATCGTTCCGCAAGGTGCACAAAAACGCATCGCATCTCATTTCGGGGTTAGCGGTGAAACAGTACGCAAAGCATTAAAGTACATTATTAACACTGAACTCGCAGTAAGAATAAGGGAAGAGGCGATAAAGAATTATGCTGGCGCAGAATCCATTATAAAAATAAGAGTATAACAATTTAAAACAAACTGTCATGATACCCATAAAAGATGAAACCAGATTGATAGACCTCACAATAGGCGAACTTAAGAGCGTGTTAAGTAATATAATCCGTGATACGATGTCGGGATGTGATGTCAAGGACAAGGAACAGGATTACGTGTACGGGCTTAAGGGTATATGCCAATTGTTCGGTTGCTCTAAAAATACTGCAGCAAAGTTAAAGGATGGAATATTGAAAAAAGCGGTATATCAGGATGGTCGTAGAATCTTGACTGATCCGGTGATGGCAAGGAAGCTATTCAACAACTATTATTCAAAGAAGAATTAATAAAATGAGCAAAGCAACCGATTTTATAAATAATAAATGCTACCAGCTTGGCAATCCGATAGAGCCGTTGATTTTTAAAGCTGACGCATTGGAGGCTGTTAATATCGCATCCAAGGAAATAGAGGAACGAGCTGTGAAAGTGTACCGACAGTTATGTCCTTGTTATCAAAATGGGAAATGCAAGCATTATCCCCACAACCAAAAACAAGGTAGCCAAATATGTGATATCGAATGTGATCGTATAAGTCATCTAAAGAAACAGCTGGCTTGTATCTCAACAGATAAATAAATTTCTTCCCTCCCGTAAGATTCGTGGTAACAACCGGTTTAAGCCGTTGAGGGGAGCTGCTTAAAGTTCTTTCACATCATTGTAAATGCTCATATGGTGTAACTCATAAGCCGTATGATGCAGACAAACGGATTGATTATAGGAGTCAATACCAGCAGGGATGCCGTGACGTATTGAGGGTCTATAATAATAATTGATTGAACATACTTTCGGTGCACCGATTTGTCCTTAGTGCATTAAGTAAACTTGGTTGGGCACAAGTACCGCCGAAAGGTCTAATATATCCCCTCCCGTAAGATTCGTGGTAACAACCGGTTTAAGCCGTTGAGGGGAACAATATAAAAATTTGTATTATGAAAACAGCTAATTTTATCCTGTCTATATTTGCCACCCTATGTTCCTTAGGAATGATTTATGGTGCGATAGTTACGGAAAGTCCTATAAAATCCGTATCGGTGATTATATTTTCCATCATCTCATTATTGTGTGTGAAATTGGTGGTAATGACATATAAGGAGTTAAAGGAATATTAACTACCCACTAGGCTAAAGACCTGTGGGTGTTGATTAGTCTAAGCACTTTGGGTGCTACGTTTGGAGAGAATATATAGTTACCAAGGGGTGTTTGTTCAAGCCCCTTGCTCTAAGGTTAAAACCTCTCCATAACATTGACGATGAGCATTTAACGGAGAAATCCGACTTATAGTAAAATGGTTTACGTAATTAACAAACAAGGACAAGCACTTATGCCAACCGAAAGGTTTGGTAAGGTGAGAAGGCTATTAAAGAATGGTCTAGCCCATGTTGTGTGCCGTATTCCGTTCACAATTCAATTGGATTATGACACAACAGATTATACGCAGCCCATAAGTTTGGGTGTAGATGCTGGTAGCAAGCATATCGGCATATCGGCAACAACAAGTGAGAAGGAATTGTATGCAGCAGATGTGGAATTGAGAAACGATATTGTGGATAAGTTATCTACTCGTAGGGAACAAAGAAGAACTCGTAGGAGCAGATTACGTTATCGCAAGGCTCGTTTCAATAATAGGATTTCATCTAAACGCAAAGGTTGGCTAGCACCATCTGTTGAAAACAAAATCCAAACTCATTTGACTGTTGTAGAGAAGATACATAAGTTCCTACCGATAACTAATATCGTAGTTGAAACGGCTTCCTTTGATATACAGAAGATTAAGAATCCAAGTATATCAAACGAGGAATACCAACAAGGAGAACAACTTGATTTCTTCAATGTGCGTGAGTATATTTTGTTCCGTGATGGTCATACTTGCCAACATTGCAAAGGTAAAAGTAAAGACAAGGTCTTGAATGTGCATCACATAGAGAGCTGAAAGACGGGAGGGGATAGCCCAAATAACTTGATTACCCTTTGTGAAACTTGCCACAAGGCATATCATAGAGGTGAGTTTGAGTTAAATGTAAAACGTGGAAAGTCTTTTAGAGATGCCGCCTTTATGGGAATTATGCGATGGAATTTATATGATAGACTAAAGCATATCTATCCTAATGTAAGTATGACTTTTGGTTATATCACGAAAAATACCCGTATCACTAACAATCTTCCTAAAGAGCATTATGTTGATGCAAGGTGTATAAGTGGTAATCCTGTGGCTAAACCTTTAGGTTATTATTTCTATCAGAAGAAAGTAAGATGCCAAAATAGGCAGATACACAAGGTTAATTTCTTAAAGGGTGGCAGAAAGAAACTCAATCAAGCGCCATTCTTGGTAAAAGGTTTTAGGTTGTTTGACTTAGTTGAATACCAAAAGGATTTGTATTACATATTTGGAAGAAGGGATAGTGGATTCTTTGATATTAGGAAACTTGATGGAACTAAAGTGAACAAAGGTTCTATTAGTTGCAAGCATTTGCGATTGATAGACAAAAGAAAAAGTATATTAACAGAAAGAAGGAATAGTGGTTCAATTCCTCCCACAAACTAAAGATTTGTGGGTTTCCTTGAACAAATTTTATGAATGATTTTTTCATCTAGTTTTTTGTGTTTATAATGTTAGTTGCATAATTTGTCCGTGCCTGTATGTGAATATAGGTACGGAATTTCACCGTCCATGGCTGGTACTGTCTAAGGAAATAAGCATAAATAATTATCTGTTCTAATCTCTACTTTTATTTAACGGATAGTATGGCGGTCCGATTCCGCTGACGGTGGCTGTAGGTTGTCATAATAAAGTCGTTTAGGTTTTGCTCCTGTAGTCTGTGAAGATAACAGGAGCTTTTTAATAGGAAACAAGTTAAATTATGGATATAAATATAATAAAGGAGAAAGCCAGAGAGTATGCAAATGGTATACATGGGATTACGCACAAAAGAACAGCATCGGTGGATTTTGAGAAAGGTGCTCAATTTGTTTTGGAATCCATGAAATGGAGGAATGCAGAAAAAGATCCTCCACCATTGGACACAAGAGTGCTTGTGAAGAGTTCCGGGAAATTTGTGAATACCGGGATGTTGGTATTCGATAGTGAGCATAAGAAGAACATTTGGATATGTGGAAATACTAACCGGGCATGGGACATTGATTTTTGGAAACCATTGCCACAATAATATAAATATCATGGAAAAGAAATATCAAATAACAAGTTACCAGCTTGTGTATGCCAGTGGTGGCAGGGATACAGTAAAATTGTTCATGCCTGTTATGGTGGATGATTTGGAGAAATACCGTAACAGTATCCGTGCGACACATGACTGCATTGGTGTAAATCTTACTTATACCGAACTGCCATGAACCCATATATAGTTCAAGGCGTAACGCTTGTGTTTTATGACGGAGAACGTGAGGAACTGTCTGTCTTGGATAGTAAGATTACTGACAGACCTCCCAAACTTCTTAAAGAGCAAATTCTTGACGGATTTTCCAAGATGGAGAATCCTCCGGTTAAAGTTGAACTTAAAATAAAATGGGTATGAAGAAAGGTGATAAAGTACGTGAGATAGGTGATACGCTGACAGGTACGATTGTTTATATCGCTAACGGGTATGCTGATGTCAAATATCCTAATATGAAGGGTGTATGCTCGTTGCCGGTCCAATTTCTTGAAAAGGTATGAGGACTATAAGACAGATAAGCGATGAACTGGATAAACTTTATTCAGAACTTGATATAGTCCAGTCAATGAGTGAGGAATCGGTAAGGCTCACCTTCAACGCTGACTGTAAAGGTAAATATATATCCTTGCTTAATGAAGAAATCGATTCTCTTGAAAACGAGCTTGAAGAATCGGAAAGATATCATGGCAGGAAGCGGAACTTTGTAAGGACTGCGGACCTGCCTTTTTTGTGTTGGTAAATAATAATTTTATATGAGTGAACAGTTAATATACAGTAAGATAGCCAATATCCTCAAAGAAACAAAGGCTATCACCAAATCGGAGAAGAACCAGCAACAGGGGTTCAAATTTCGTGGTATTGACAATGTTATGAACGAACTTCATGAATTATTCTCAAAAAATGAGGTATTCATACTACAGGAAGTGCAGAGCTTCACAACAGAGAACAGGATAACGAAATCCGGCGGTACGAACACATTCACAAGAGCTACGATAAAGTTCAAGTACATGACCACTGACGGATCGTATGTTGAAACGGTAAATGTAGGAGAAGCTCAGGACAGTTCCGATAAGGGTTTTAATAAATGTATGAGCATAGCGTTGAAATATTCTCTACTTCAAATGTTTCTGATTCCTACAGAAGAGCAAAAGGACCATGACAGCACGACACCTGAGGAAACGGATTTCCTTGCGATGGCATTGCAAGAAGTAAGATCAAGCCTGTCAATCGAGACATTACAGGTAGTATGGGGAAATTATAAAGAATTACAAAGTGACAAACGTTTTATTGAAGCGGTAACAAGAAGGAAAGGAGAGTTGAAATGAAACTAATCAAATCACAAGTCGTTTTCAATCCCGATGAACATACTTATATGCTAGGAGATAAGGAACTAAGTGGTATTACTTCCGTGATAAGCAGACAGCTTTTCCCCGATAAATACCGTGATGTTCCCGAATACGTGTTAAGGAAAGCGGCTGAAAGAGGTACTATGATCCATAGTATCTGCGAACTTGTCGATGATATGGGGATAACTCATGACAGCGATGAAGCACAAGGATACAAGGAGCTGAAAGACGATTGGGGATTGAGGTACGAATGTTCCGAATATCTTGTATCTGACAATGAGGACTATGCAAGCTGTATCGACAAGGTTTATCGCGAAAATGAAACTGATTTTACTTTGGGAGATATAAAGACCACCTACGTACTTGACAAGGAATCTGTAAGATGGCAGTTGAGTATATATGCATACCTTTTTGAGTTGCAGAATCCGGGATGCAATGCGGTAAGGCTTATAGGTATATGGTTGAGAGGCAAAAAACATGAGATAGTAGAAGTCGAGAGAATACCATCAGAAGTTGTAATGAATCTGTTGAAATGTGATTCGGAAGGCAGACAGTTTGTGAATCCCTATTCCATATCCCCTGTTACTCTTCCTGACGAGTACCGAAAGATGGAGAGGACAATACAGGAAATTGTGTCACAGGCAAAATACTGGTCTGATAAAAAGAAAGAAATAACTGATGGCGTTATGATGGCTATGGTAGAAGCCGGTGAATATAGTTGGAAAGGTGATATCATATCATTTACTCGCAAAAAGGACACTATCAGAAAGGATTTCGACAAGAAGGCGTTTGAGAAAGATTATCCTGATTTGTATAAGAAATATTTAAAAGAGATTCCAGTAGTTGGAAGTGTAACATTAAAAACAATATAATTATGGCAATTTTAAGTGGTTCTATCTGTCTCTCTGATATACCTCGTGAGCAGATGAAGAAAATTAAGTGTAAAGACGGAGTTGAAAGAATCTATGTGAATGTGGCTGTTATCGAGCGCAAAGAGAAATCTCAGTTCGGGCATACGCATTTCATCACTTGTTCTCCTAAAAAGGAAGAACGGGTAGAAGGAAGGAACTATATTTGCGGAGACCTCAAAGAGTTTGTACCTCAGAATACATCACCTAGCCCAGAGGATATAAATAATGCGCCAAGCGTGTCGGATGATGATCTGCCATTTTAGCCTATGAAATACGATGGTTCCAATCCTCTCCACGTCCAGCAGGCAAGAGCGAAGCTGGAGAAGTTGATAAAGGAACAGAAGGTATTTGAACTGACGGAAAAGAAACCGCAAAGATCTTTAAATCAGAACAAATACTTATGGCTTCTTATTGAATATTGGGCTACACAAACTGGATATACAAAGGACGAAGCAGAGTTCATATACAAGGAAGTAAACAAGGACATTTATTTTGTAGAGAAAGAAATAGCTGGTATAAAGGCAATATATGTCAGGCACACATACGAACTCGATACAAAAGAAATGTCCTTATCTGTTGAGAAATGGAGAAACTGGTCGGTTATGAATGATGTATTCCCTGTATATTTTCCTGCCCCTAATGAAGAAGCCCTGTTACAATTAGCCCAAATAGAGGTTGATAGAATGAGTAAATATCTTTAAATTATCATTTTGTATGAAAGAAATTTGGAAAGATATACCAGGATATGAAGGTAGGTATCAAGTATCTAACATTGGAAGAGTTAAGTCATTTAGATGTGATTCCACGACAGGATGGCGTTGCATAGTCAAAATACTAAATCCTATTCTTACATCAGAAGGATATTATGCTGTTTCATTGCTTAATAAGCAATTCTTAATACATAGACTTGTTGCTAAAACGTTTATATCTAATGTATATAAAAAGCCTGTAGTAGACCATATAAATACTGTCAAAACAGACAATAGGGTAGAAAACTTGAGGTGGGTAACCCAAAAAGAAAATCTGTTTAATGATATTTCCCATAAGAGAAGGCTGAAATCCGTCCGTGAATCCCTAAAAGGAAAGATTGGTATTGAAGCAAATAGACACCGCAAAGTATTTCAATATTCTATTAATGGGGAGTTTATCAGAGAGTGGGGTTGTATATCAGATGCTTGTAGAGAATTATCTATTGCTAATAGTAGTAATATTGCCCAATGTTGTAAAGGGAAACAAAAGCAAAGTAATGGATATATATGGAGATATGACCCATGTCAAGTACGACCTGTTTCATTAAGAGAAAAAGCGATTTTACAATATGATAAGGACGGTGTATTTATGAAAAAATGGAATAGAATTACAGATGCAGCAAAATTTTACGATACTTCAACTGGGCGCATTTGTTCATGCTTGAAAGGAAATACAAAATCATGTAAAGGATTTATTTGGAAATATGCGTAATGAAAATATTTTAAATTCCATCTCCAGACGAAGAACGTTTGATTCAGTTGATGGAGATAGAGGTTAAACAAAACAAATTTCATATTTAAATGAAACTTACTTTAACAAAACAAGAAGTGCTTCTCATTCAGTTACTTCTTCATATTTATAAAAACGACTTGCCCGATGACGTGACAGAGAAGCATGGACGTTTTGTCGGGAAGTTGTACAAGAAAATCAAAAGACAAGTTATTAATCAATTAAAGTAATAAAATTATGGAAAGCAACATATCACGAGATCATATTGCGCTTGAAGCGATGAAGTGTATGATGATGACAGCAAAACGCAGAAGAACTTTATGGAATAGAGTTGTAACATTGTTTTTCCCGTCCAAAGAAGCTAGTGTTACAAACTACTATTATGAAGGACAGGCTAAATCAGCTTATCAGATAGCTGATGCGATGATTAAGGAACGTAACAAGACAAAGGAGGAATAATATGTATTACGAGGTAAAGTTAAAGGTAATGAAACCTAACAAGGACGGTCTTGAAAAAGAAGTAAAAGAACACTTCATTACAGACTGCTCACTTTTTGCAGAAGCGGAAGCCAAAGGGCTTGAACAGTACGCATCTGATAATATGGAATCTGATGTCTTCTCCATTTCACGTTCAAACATCATTGAGATAATCAACGAAAAGACAGAAGACAAGCCATTCTTCAAGGCTACTATTGTAGATACTCAGATTGATGAGAACGGCAATGAGAAAGAATTGAAATACTATAATTTGGTTTGTGCAAAGGATTTAAAGGAGGCAAATACTTTGATGGAACAACACCTTTCACAAGGTTTGTCTGATATGAGATTGGATGCAATTGTTAAAACCAAAATAATTGATTTAATCTAGCTATGGAAGAGTTTATTTCAGATTGGTTCATTCCGATGGACTTCGGTAATGATATTCCGGACGAAGATCCAGACGGTGAAGATAATTTCAATTTTGATTAAGTGTATTTGTTTACATGCCTGCTCTGTCTGTGAAGATAAGGCGGCAAAGGGAGGTTGGCGGAAATGGCAGACGCTAATCAAGATGTAAGGTGCAAAATTCCAGGATAACCGTTAATAACCAAGCCGGCAACCTGCGAGACATCTTAGGAATGACTGACTTAAAAATCAGTGAACCGCAAAAACACCACTCATGCAGGTTCGAATCCTGCACCTCCCACTATAAATGTGAGCCACACATAAATGGCATGGGTTAATAAATAATGGTTGTGCCCCGGAGAATACGCTTCGGGGCTTTAATTGGTAAACAAATAAAATCATACATTATGGAAATGGAAATAAAAATAGCAGTACCCGAAACCGGAAACATATTCGATGCAGAGTTCTCATTGTCAATTGTAGGCATGAAAGTTAAAAACCGGGAAGCACTAAAAATGCTTCCCGATAAAATAAAGCAATCCTTAATTGATTGTGTTGAACTCGAAAGAAATACTTGCTTGGAGGATAAAATCAAACAAGTACTTTAATCAACGTATGTGTCAAGGTAGTGAATGAAAAAGTCTATTTTGGAGATTACTTTATCGAAATCTTTTTGCACAAAATCAATGCGCCCTCCAACGGCAGCGGATTTAAATCTAAGATTGCTTAGACTTTCGAGTTCCTTGTTTAAAGGAAGTTCGGGATTAAAAGCAAATACAAGATGAACAAACTCCCTAATAGCATCATATATTCCCGGATACGAATTGAAAGGGTCTTCTATATTAAAGATTTCTCCTTTTTTCTGTATCTCCAATACGTCATTTTTTATTGTTTCCGCCTTTTCTTTATAAAATGATTTATCTCTCATATACTTTAAAGTTTAAAATTAGACAAAGCAAAGATAACAATAAAAGGGCATATCATATTTCCCAAGATGAGTTTAAAATTAGACACTTTATCCTCTCTATCAGATATGCCCTTATATTATAAATAATAGTATGCCATACTACATAAAAAGAACCAAGGCTAAGAAAAAAGACAAGCCTTTACCTCTGTTTGATAAAGCAGGGATAACAGTAAAGAAGAAGCCGGATTTGGTAGCCAAACTCGATAAAGTCTTCAGCCGCTATATCCGGCTTCGTGATTGTATGCCAAACGGCTATTTCCGTTGCATCTCGTGTGGTCAGATAAAACCGTTCGAGCAAGCCGACTGCGGGCATTACATCAACCGCCAGCACATGAGTACACGGTTTGACGAAATGAACTGTAACGCCCAATGCCGGAAGTGCAACCGCTTCATGGAGGGCAACATGCAGGGCTACCGCCAAGGGCTTGTCGCCAAATACGGCGAGCAACGTGTTCTGCTTCTGGAAGCCAAAAAGAAACAGACACGTAAGTATGCGGATTTTGAGTACGAGCAACTGATAAAGTATTACAAGGCTTTGGGAGATAAACTAAGAAAGGAGAAAGGATTATGAGCTATGTATTACGCAATTAACCAATGTAAGATTTTAAATACACATTCTTATGCCAAGAATTAGAACTATAGTTCCGGAATTTTGGGAAGATGAAAGATTTTCGAATGTATCTCTTCCTGCTTGTCTGCTTTATATCGGCATGAAGAACTTTGCTGATGATAGTGGCGTCATTCTTGCGAATGAGGTTATCATTAAGTCGAAAGTTTTTCCTGCCCGCGAAGACATTCGTAAGCAGCAGGTTTCTGGGTGGCTGAAAGAGCTGATTGAGAACTCCGTCCTTGTACCTTTTACATACGAGAACAAAAGCTACTACGTGATGGACTTTTCCAGCGAACGCATCGACAAACCGCAAAAGTCAAAAATTCCGGAAGAAGTTATAGAAAAGGCTCTTCTTTCCGCCCAAACAGGAAATTCGGGAACATTCGAGAATATTCCCGAAGAATCGGGAACGGTAGAGAATGTTCCTGCTGGAAAGGATAGGAAAGGAAAGGAGAGTAAAGGAGAGGATGGGAGTATTACGCGCACGCGCGAGGAGCCCCCACCCCCCGAGAGTGAGAATTTTAAAAAGTTCAAGGCTTGGATTGATGCAAACGCTCCTAATGTGGGTAAATTGAAGGAGCCGTTTACGGAAGTCCAGTTTGAACGGATAAAACAAGATTTCCCCATTGAGGTAATCGAGAATACTTTGCGCTCCATGCACAATTACCGTGAGCTGTTGAAGAAATACGTCAGCGCAAATTTGACATTCCGAAAATGGGCAAAAAAGGATATGGAAGATGGAAAATACAGAAAGACAACTGGTTGCGGTATGGCAGCCGGGAAAAACTCGAATGTTAGCGACGATTACAAAAGAAACATTCTTGAGAGAATTCTCGGTTCCGGCGGTACAGGTGGCATGCAGGGCGGTTAATTCTTATCCGGCTGTATTCAATAGTAACACGCCTTCCCTATCGGAGGTAGAGCAGGCATACGGTTACGATTGCCTTCAGGCATATTTGGAAGGATGGATTGTAAATCTGCGTGAATTTGTGAATGTAGGCAAGAAGATGACAGATGCTCAAACTTTTGAAACTGCCATGATAATATTACAGGATTACAAGTGTCTTACAATAGCTGATATAAATCTTCTTTTCAAACGTGCTAAAAGTGGGTATTATGGAAACCTGTATGACCGCTTGGACGGACAAATCCTTCTTGGATGGTTCAGACGGTATTTTGCAGAACGCTGTAGTGCGGCAGAAGAAGCCTCAATATCAGAGGCTGCTAAATATAAGTCTGACCCTTATGAACGCACCAGTGGAAGAATTGATTCCAAAGAACATGCTTTTAAATTGTGGAAAATGAAATATTGGAAAAATGAAGCCAAATGAATACATTTGCGTATTCAGTAATAAAAATACAAAAAATGGAAAACGAATTTAAGAAAATAGGATGCTTCGTGCAATCGGCTTTTGATAAACTTAAAAAGTCCGGAGATACAGTTGATGGTATAAGTGGCATACCAAGCGGATTTAAGGATTTGGATAATGCGTTCAGCCACCTGTTTAGAAAGGAGAAGTTATGAAATCGCAGAAAGACATCTTAAAATCCATTGAAGGTCTGTCCGATATAATGGAAAATGGAAAACTTATATTAGATGCCTGCTGTGGCAGTAGAATGTTTTGGTTTGACAAACATAATCCTCTTGCCTTATTCGTTGATAAGAGATCGGAGATAGTAACAGCCAAGGATAGAGATAAAATCAGGACCATAGAGATAAAACCGGATATAATAGCCGATTTCACCCACTTGCCGTTTGAGGACAATTCTTTCTACATGGTGGTATTCGACCCACCGCACCTGAAAACACTTGGTACAACCTCATGGATGGCTAAGAAGTACGGGAAACTGCCGAAAGACTGGCAGTTACTCATACACGATGGATTTACTGAGTGTATGCGCGTCTTGAAGCCTAACGGCACGCTTATATTCAAATGGAACGAGAGTGAGATAAAAGCTGCGGAAGTTTTGTCTGTTATCCCGTTCAAACCTCTTTTCGGACATACTACTGGAAGACAGAGCAAGACAATATGGATGTGCTTTATGAAATTGTCAATTAACGAATAACCGAATAAAAATGAAGCAAATAGTGATTGGCGATAAGCCTTTAATGCAAATATCAGAAGAGGATATTTTGCAGGTTGCAGTAATTCAAGGATGCTGCGCTCATCCTGACTATTGGAATTATCCAACTTTGACCGAGTATGATAATACCATGTTTAGAGATTCAGTATGGTGCTCATACAAATCTACACGGAAAGAGGATAATCGAGATAGTAGCGAACTTACTTTCTTTTTGAATACCAAAGATTTGTCCTACCACTATCATAGAGAGTGGTCAACAGAAAAATGGCATGGAGAACGTCTTGGGTTAAATGTAATAAAGTTTTTGATTGAAAAGGGCTATGATGTGCCAATTTATTAATTCAAATATAATTCAAAACAAATATAGAAATGAATAAAACTCAAAAGAGATTGTTGGCAAGGCTTATGGCTGTTACAAACAGCCTTGGTGGAACGCTTGACGGTACTGCTACCTGTGAGCAAAAATACATTGATAGGCAACGTGCTCACAGGCTCTCATACAAGGTCATATATGGTTTATTTGGCGATAATCCTAACAATCCCTATCGTGAAGATGATATAAATAATGCCTATAAAGCTATTGAGGAAATGGAGAAACTGGTACAAAAGGTATATCCTGACCGGAGTGGCTTTTTGAAAAATGAAGAAAAACAATAACCCTCAAAACTGAATAGAAATGAGTAGAATCAAATTTCAACGTCAACAGGGTAATATAAAGGGTAAATCATCTTTAGAATTGCTCAATGAATTTTTCATGTTTTTACAGGGAGAATGCCCAAATGCAATATCTGTAAGGGAAATGCCTAAACTCAATAGTCAGCAGGCTTTCTCCGTGATATACTATTTACAAGAACATTTACCTGTATTTCCTGATACAATAGAGAAGTGTGATAGATGTGGTGAACTGTTTGATTTATTCTATTCAGGCACGCATTGCGATGTATGTGGTAATCTATGCGAAAGCTGTGACGATTGCCTATGTAATAAAGAAGATTGACTAATAGCATAGCAGAAAGGAATATTTATGATAGAAATAGATTTGAATGATACCGTTAGTGTAGAGCTTACAGAATGGGGAGCCGAATATCTTAATGCAACGAATATATTTAAGGAAATAACCACTACACAGAAATGCCATTATAAGACTGACTATAAAGCAGGTGATGTTTACAAAAGCCAGCTTTGGGGGTTGATATTGGAGTTCAAAGATGGGATTAGATTTGATAAAGAGAAGGCTTTTAATAAATTGAAAAAAGTAATTGATCAATAAGGAACAAAACAAGATAAATATGAATAATATATTCACAATATGCTATTCAGAAGAAGAAGCTAACGAAATTGGACATTTCATAATGAGAAAAGGCTATGAAGGTGTTCAAAATGATAGTTACAGATATTGTCGTGATGCGATTCGGTGGGCTTTCAAACAAGCTAATAGACATCATTCGTGTTTCATATATGTTGGCGTTATAGGTTGTCAAATGATTGTATCCAATAACAAAAGGAAACTTCGCAGGAATAGACTAAAATACGTTGAGAAGAAACGAATGTTTTACAATTTATTAAGCAAATATTAAAATGGATGAAGTAAATTTTAATAGTGGATTATTCGGACAGCAAGGATGGATTTGCCCCAAGTGTGGGAGGGTATATTCCCCTTTTACCCAAATGTGTTTATATTGTGGACCTAATAGTACAAATACTATTTCTAATCTTGGCAACCACAAGACACATATAAGTGAAGAAGAATTAAAAGAAAATCGTGAAATTAAACAAAATGAAAAAGATAATTTGTAAGATATATATTTATAAGGTGATGCCACCTTATAAAAAATGGTACTGTATCATGACCGATGATGGACTTAATCGTAGTAATATTGTAATAGTTGGGAAAAGGCAATTATTAAAAGTTGCTTTTGCGCTAATCGTTATGGCTATTTTTAATAAAAGAATGATCATAAACAGATTCAAAACAGAGGAGGATAAGAAATGGGACAGGTATTATCAATCGAGCAGATGAAGCACTTGAAGGAGCTTGGTCTGGATACAAGCGATGCAAGCATGTGTTTAGAGTGGAATGAATCAGATTCAGACAACATGGTTGTAACCTCTATGGATGCTGATACGAATTACGACTATTATCATGGAACTTACACCTTGCAGGATATTCTCGGTAAGTTACCGCGACACATAAATGACTTTGGTACAAAAAATAAGATGCACATTGAACCTACTTTTGCTGGACCTTGGTGTATAAGTTATCAAATAGGCATATGTGAACCATTTGTTTTTAAATTGTCAGAAAATCTATTGGATGCAGCCTATGATATGCTTTGTTGGTGTATTGAAAACGGATATGTTAAAGTTGGAAAGGAGGAAAAGTAAATGGATATAGTACCTATTGCAACAAAAGATGATCTTTCTAAAGAACAGATAGAGTATCTACAAAAACAACAAACAGAATATAAATTGATTAAAAAAGTTAAGAGGAATCCAGGGCATATCTTATTCTCTTTTAACGTTAAGACAGGGGAGATAAAGAGAGCTTCTATTATACATAATGTTTCTATTGGTCTGAATGGGCTTCCTATAACTAGGGCTGAAACGGTCATAGAACCTAATTGCTACTATGAACAAGCCTTAAATGAAAAGAATTTTAGAAAGAAATTGAAGAAATCAGGATTATTAAAAAACGAATAATTATGGGATTTACAACACCGTGTTTTATACGTAAAAACACACAGGAACTTCGGAAGAAGTTAATAGAGCTTGGTTACAAATCATCAAGAGTTATAGATGATAATGAAGAGTTATGTTTAGCAACAGGTTTAAATAAATATACCCACATTACGAATGATATGTTTGATTCAAAAGATCCGCATATAACTTGGAATTGTGCTGGTAGAATTGATTGTGGAACCAATGAAGAGCTTTTCCTAGCTTTAGCCGCATTGAGGAATGATACAAATAACAATCAATGGTTTATAGCAGAATCTTCACTTAGTGTTTCTTTTGATGATGCTATTGGTAATGACCATTATTTCGTAGAACCTAAAGGTAGATTCTTCTTTTGGGGTATAGAATATCAAAATTCAACAATTATTTCAGGAAATTTCCGTAAAGCCACCGTAGACGAACTGATTGAACATTTTAAAACAAAGGAGGAATGATGAAAGCAAAGTATTTTAAAAAGATAAGAAACCAAGTTAAGTGGTATAAGGTATCATACAGAGATGATTTGTTTTCTGATTTTATAGATGAAAAAGATGTATTGGCTAAATCTCCTGAAAATGCTTGTGTCAGATACCATAAACGTACTGGATGTTTTGTTAACAAATATAATCCTAACCATATCACACAATATAGCGAATGTCTTTCAAGGTTCAAAGTATGTATAGGTAAGAAAGTAATGTATTTCGATTAAATATGAAAGCAAGAATAAAAAGAAAAATTCAAAAAAGACCATTCCTATATAATGTAGGACAAGTTTTTAAGGCTTGTGATTGGATTACTAGTATTCAACGTGGAAATATGGTTTGGCGTAGGTATCGTTCATTTGGTACTATTATTAAATCAGAATTTTAAATATGAAAGCAAGAATAAAATCAACAGGAGTTTTGGTAGATGTAATTCCGAAAACAAATACCAATGCGTTACATAGTGGAGATAACCTATATGTATGTGATAATATGGTATTCAAGGAATGCGAACTTGATTTTTCAGCTATTGACTGGGAACAGCGTAGATACGAACTGGCTAAATCCGCAATGCAAGGGATTTTAAGTGACAATACAGAAATTGGTTACGCTTGTTCGGAAGCAGATTACAAGAAAGGAGAGAAACATACAATACCTATAAGCATTGCTCGGTTTGCAATTGCTTGTGCTGATGCTTTAATTAATGAATTAAAATGATAAAAGTATTAATAAATAAAACTCCTATCGCTCGCAAAGAGCATAGATGTGAATTTTGTGGTGAAATGATACACGTTGGAGAAAAATATAACAGGCAGACCAATGTTTGTGATGATCGTGTTTATGATTGGGTTAGTCACTGTGATTGCTCCCAATTAGCCTATGAACTTGATATGTTTGATGATTGTGATGAAGGTCTTGACGGTGATGGGTTTATTGACAACTTGAATCAGTATGTTTATGACAATCATTATGATGATAAAATATTGGCATTATCACGCTATGAACTTGTAAAGAAGGTATTGGACGAATTTATACATTAGTGCTATGGATGATGTAAAATTATCATTAAGACAGATAGAAAAAATGGAACACGCTATAGGGTTTGAGCGTGGTAAAATAAAAAGAAATAGATATAAGGTTTATCGTAACTGGTATATTGTTAATCATCCTGATGATGATTGGGAAGAGTTGGTGTTTATTGGTTACGCTAATAGAAGATTGTTAGATATAGAAAAACAAATTGTGTACCATGTTTCCGAACTTGGAATGAAATATCTAGGTGTGTTATTAGGATGTATAATAACGGAGGAGGAATAAACAAGATCGTAAACTTATTGGATAATTATTATGAGTAAAAGTAAAGAATATAAGGCAATAAAGAACTATATCCACAACGAACTAAAGTTGACTAAAGAGGATATAAGGGAGATAATGATTCCTATCATTAGAGAGGAGGTTAAACGAGTTTTCCATAATACTTATGGAAATGATGTTTCTCTGGACAACTGGATTCGATGTATGGTTTCCGATGAAATAAAACGTCATGGAGGCTATAACATGTTATGGACTTTATGTAAGGAGGCAATAAAAACCGAGCTAACTGACAAATATTCAATTGAGGTAAATCTTAAAGAGAAATAAATTATGAAAGCAACAATAAAGGCAACTGGAGAAATTGTAGAGATTAAGGATTTATATGATGATGGTACTGCATTGGTGGGAAACATGTATATCAAGGTGTCAGAACTTAATTTCTTTAGTGAAAACATTGATTGGGAACAACGTAGGTACGAATTGGCAAAAGACATTATTAAAGTTGTTATAGCAAACGATAATGGTATTAATTCTGAGGCAGTCGCTAAATATTCACTTAATTGCGCTGATGCCCTAATTAAAAGACTAAAGGAGGTAGATAATGGATAGTGTACAGACACAAACCTTTTCCATTAGAGGGGATGGAGGTGGTGATGCATATATTGATTTTTGCAATGGTCAATTATGTGTTTCAGTTGTCATAGAAGGGAAACAGGCAGATTTTCACTTTGATCCTGTTACGTTAAAGATGTTTGCCCATGCTTATAAATTACATTGTGAAGAATGTAATAAGCAACAAAAGAAAGGAGAATAACCATGACCGAAGAATTTGTAACATTAGAAACAGCGAAACTGCTGAAAGAGAAAGGATTCAATGAAAGAAAATATCTCATAGATGTTTCCACTTTGAATCATTGTTATAAATACCTATCTGTTCCTCCGCAATCCATAGCCCAAAAGTGGTTACGTGAAACTAAGAACCTGCATATCGAAATACCCTATATGTATGGAAATTATTGGATATATGATATATTAACAATTCCGAATCACGACTTAGTAGGATTGTCTAACAGACCTATTATCCATTATAATACCTACGAAGAAGCACTTGAAGCCGGATTACAGGAAGCATTAAAACTTATATGATTATGAAGAAGATATTTTTCAACGATAAATTAGGATTAACCCAAGCGGTATTGGATGGTCGGAAGACTATGGCGTAGATTTGCTTTGGCATATCGAACAGAAGATAAGATACAATGAATTAAGACCTATGTTGAACGGAAAAAGATATTGATTATGCCACTGTTTATTTGTAGCAAATGTGGTTGTGTTGAGAATACAGCCACATCGGATTATTGGCCTGTTGTACATAAAATCTTTCCCATAGAGTATGATGCAAGCATAAAGGAGTTTGAAGGAAAACCATTGTGCTCGGAGTGTGGGAGATTGATATTTGACAGTAAAGGGGAAAATCCGCGTATGATACCGGGGAAGTGGCATGGGAAATTTCCCAAAAGACAAGCCACTGATTCTGAAAAGAGAATGGTAGATAGAAATGGTAGGTTTTAAAAAGAGAAAGGGATGCCTGCAACATCCCTTGAAAGCTACATCAACGAGCTTAAATAATTGATTGACGATGTATATCGGAAAGCGAAAGGTGGAAAAAAGAAAGTTAATCCTATGAATGAGCTTAAACTTGAATTTTAGCAATGAATTTAGGGTACTTTTAGGGTACATGAATTAAATGGTATGTTTTTTTGTTTTATTCATATTTTCCGTAACTTTGAATTGTAATGATCCCGTGTAAAGGAGCGCGGTACGTTCTTCGGACGAAAAGACTTTTATGAAAAAGAAACTTGTAATAAATAGAGAAAAATTTTGCCACTATTATATAGAAACGGGTAACGCATCAGAGGCGTATCGGAAAGCTTATCCGTGCAGTGTGAATTGGAAGGACGGAACTGTGCGCAAACGTGCGTTTGACCTTCTTAAAAATTCAGATGTGGCCTCCCGGTTGAATGAGCTTCAGGTTGAGGCTTGCGAGAGGTTTGATATGAAGAAGGATGATGTGCTTCGCTTTCTTGCAAGCGTGGTGAATGTTGATCCGATAGATCTGCTGTCCTCTGGTAAAGATACATATATGGTAAAGTCTGTTGAGAATATTCCGAAATCCGTCCGTCTATGCATACAGTCAATTAAGAACACTCAATATGGAGTGGAGATACGGCTATACAGCAAGATAGCCGCCATTACACAGATAAGCAAGATGCTTGGATGGGATGCTCCGGTAAAAAGTGATGTCAGTACTAATGTGCGCATGATAATTGGGGACGAGTGATGATAGAGATGGTATTCTCACATAAGTTGTTCAATCCTCTGTTTTGGCATATCCGTAAGGCTATGCATGATAAGAATATCAGGTACATTATAAACAGAGGTGGTTCTTCATCGGGAAAATCTGTATCTACGACACAGGCTGTGTTGTTGTCTGTATTTTCTTGCGAAGGTTCGGCTCTTGTTGTAAGAAAAGTGGGAGCTAGTCTGAGGAATACAGTGTATGAAGAGTTTAAGACCCAACTAAAGGCTCTTCAACTGAGTCAGTTCTTTGTGCCTAAGGAAAATAATATAACTTGTGTAAATGGTTGTAAAATTGACTTTACAGGGCTTGATGATCCTGAAAAAATAAAGTCTATCACTGGATATCGTTGGATAGTGATGGAAGAAGCAACCGAGTTCGAATATGAAGATTTTACTCAGATACGTTTCCGTCTTAGAGGTAAGGAAGGGTTGCAGATAATATGCAATTTTAATCCTGTATCTGAGGATTCATGGATTAAAACGAAAATTCTTGATACTTATGAATGGGACGATCTTCCAAATGAACTATATGGCGAAGTGAAAAATCCTCTTACTAAAAGTTCTTTGCCAAAGGCATACAGCACAATATTAGGGAAACGGGGTTGCAAACCTAGAATGATCGCCAATGAACGTACAGGAAAGCTGGAAAAGTACCCATCGGATACAATAGAACTGCATTCGTCTTATAAAAATAATTTTTGGGTGGTTGGTTCTCCGGACGGTAAATATGGATATTATGACAGGCAGACAATATCCAATTATCAATGGTACAAGGAACATGATTACAACTATTACCGGGTATATGCGCTGGGTGAATGGGGTAGTATTAAGACGGGGGGTGAGTTTCTATATGCTTTCGATTCTAATAGGCATATTAAAACAACACGATATATCAAGGGACTTCCTGTGCATATTTCTATTGATAACAATGTTCTTCCCTATATTTCGATTTGTTTTTATCAAGTGGACGGAAGTCATATAAGGCAGTTTAATGAGATATGTGCCGGTGATCCCTTTAACACAGTAACGCATGCATCTCGGATGGCTGTTGATTATCTGCGGTCAATCAGATACAATGATATGCTGTATTTATATGGTGACGCTTCAACAAGGAATGGGAATACTATAGATGATGAAAAGAGGTCATTCCTTGACAAGTTCGTAGAAGGGCTGGAAGGTACTTACCATGTCGAAGAAAGGATACCATATTCTAATCCGTCCGTGCCCATGTCTGGTGAGTTTGTCAATTACATGCTTGATGGTGGTTCCGGAATGTGTTTTTCAGTAGATGACGGATGTAAGAATTCAGTTGTTGATTATAATAATGCCAAGAAGGATGTTAACGGTGGAATGTTGAAGACGAGAGTTAAGGATAAGGTTACGGGGCAGTCTTATGAGAAGTACGGGCACATTTGCGACTGCTTACGTTATATTACCGTATGGGTGTTTAAGGATGAATATACTCGTTTCTCCTTAAAAAGAAAACGAAGTAAAATTAAGCAGGAAAATAAAGATATGAGATATTATGATATATCTAAAAATATTCAGGGGACAAGACTTGTATATGTTCTTCCCGAATATGCCGGAAAGTTTATTATGGTTTCATGTTATGTAAATGAGCGAATATATATCGATAATGTGACATATATAAGTTCATTTGATGAAAATGTTCTTCTGTCATTTTTAGAAGGGATATCTCCTGCGGAGATCTTGTTTGAAAGTGAAAAAAATTATTTTCCTATAGCACGGGGCTTAAGGGATAGATATGATGTCAGAATCATACATAAAAATATGGGAGCAGACGCTAGGATATCTGCTTTTTTGGATTTTATCAAAAATAATGTGATGTTCCGTTCAGACTATGACAAGATACCGCAATACAATGAGTTTATGGATGGAGTATTGGACTATAATGGTTCAGATGATTGCGCTGCAATTTATTCTGTAGCAGCACTGTCTTATTACGTATCGAAAAAATATAATATATAATTGGTATATTTTTAAGATATATCAAAACTTTGGCAAAAAAATATCGGATGTTGTACAAAAAATGTTGGTCTTTTTTTAATATGGGTATTTTTAGGGTATATAAATTGGAAGTTTATTATTTTAATTTATATTAAACGAAAATAATATTTGAATTATTTGTTAATTAATAAATTAATTTGTTCCTTTGTAACAGGCAATTGCCTTCATGGTGTGAAGTTGCACCATACCCACTTTTAGAACGTGATCACTGTGGAGGCAATTGCTGTATTATAACGGCGGTTGCCTTTATTGTTGTATATGAGACACTGGTTTAAGATACCTTCTTTAAAGAAGTCAAATAAGGATATGTATGATGAAGCCACCTATCATGGTAAGGATGATGGGGGTAATTTTATTTATGTACCTAAATGGGTAGAGAGCCTGTTTCCTGGCAATAAAGGAAATATAGATTACGATATGTCTACTGTTGAGGGGAAAGCAAGAGCCTTGCATGAATGTTGGCCGTTTGCAATGGTTCTAGATCATTGCGGAAGAATGATTCAGAACGGAAGATATTACGTGACAGATATGAACGGGAATGAAAAGAGGAGTTTTAAAGATATTGTGACTCTCTTAAATCGTCCAAATATAATACAGAGTGGGCGTTCCTTTATAAAACAGGTTGAGATATCCTTAAAATGTTTCGGATTTTGCCCTATTTATACATTGAGAGCTTTAAAATCCGACCTGCCTAAATCCATGATGGTAATACCTCCCGAATTATTTTATATGGAATCATTCGGTAAAGACCCATTTACTCAGACAGAACTTTCTTCAATTGCTAAAAGGGTATATATACGTTGGGGAGATGTAAATATAGAGCTTGGGGATGAGGAATATTTTGTCATATACGATTCAATAATGGATATTCCAAGCAATAATGGAGGGAAAATTGCCTTCCATTCCCCTGTAGACGCATTATCTTCGCATACGCGAAACTATATGGCTCAACTGATAGGGAGAGGAAATCTTATAGTTAATGGAGGTCCAAAAGGGATATTGTACGGGAATGATACGACTGATGTAGGGAATGCCGCCATTACTCCGTCTGAATCCCAAAAATTGCAGAATGATTTTAAAAGGAAATATGGCATAGTGCATAAGTTGTATGAAATCATGGTGACTCCTAAGAAACTGGGATGGATTACATTAGGATCAAATACGGAACAATTGAAGCTTCATGAGGAAGATAAGGCGTGTTTGGAGGCGATAGCTCAGACCATAGGTTTTGACGCCAATCTGATTATACAAGGAAGTACTTATGATAACTCTTCTCAGGCAAAGAAAGCGGCATATCAGGATCTTATTATTCCTGACAGTGAATGTATAACAGAGGCTTTGACTAATGCTATATGTAAGGACAGAGCAATAATCAAAATGGACTTTACTCATGTCGCTTGTCTTCAAAAGGACATGAAAGAGTTGGCGGATGCCTTGTCTACAGCCTCTAATGCTATAGCTTCATTGTATAACAACCGGCTGATTACTTTTGAGGAGGCAAGAACTGAGATGTCTAATTTTACAGATATTGATCCGGATAACCCAAAAGGGGAATTTAAAATAGAAATAAATAATGATGGAAACAAGCAAATACAAGGACAGGCTGGGGAAGCAGTATAAATCCTTATCTTTTTATGCAAAGGAGATACAATATGATTCTGGCAGCAGAACTATCAGTGGTTATGCCGCAATTTTCAATAACATTGATAAGTTCGGTGATATGCTCTTGAAAGGATGTTTCTCAAAAAGTATACAGGAGAGAGGTCCGGAAAGTTCTGCTAATGATAAGATTATCATGTTGTGGATGCATGACATGCATGAACCTATAGGACGCATTACGCTTCTGCAAGAAGATGAGAAAGGGCTTTACTTTGAAGCGTCTATTGATGATGTGGAAAGAGGGAATCAAGCGTTGAAACAGCTTGAAAGTGGAACTTTGAACCAGTTCTCTATAGGTTATAGTTATGTATGGGAAAAATGTGAATATGATAGGGAACGTGACTGTTTGGTTGTAAAGGAAGTCATTCTATATGAGATATCCGTAGTGTCCATAGGATGTAACGGGGAAACTGAATATCTTGGTCTGAAATCGGCAGAAGAATATGAAAGTGCGTTGGAATCACTTCCGGTTGAAATAAGTGATGTATGTAAAGGACTTCCAATAAGGAAGAGAGAGGAAGTTCAAACGTTAATAAGAAAAGCGATGTCACTCGCTCGATACAAGCCGGCAGGCAAGCCACTTGATGAAGAGGGAGCCGATAAAAAAATAAAAATATTTACAAAACCTTTAAAACTTAAAGAAGTATGAAATTTGACTTTTTAAGCAAAATTGATTTGTCGGGAATGGATGAGGTTTCCGTGAAGTCATTACAGGCGTTGCAGGACGCAATAAACGCTACTGTAGGTGATTTCATGAACGATACTATCGACAAAAAAACTTTTGAGGATAAATTAAATGAGGTTACTCAAAAGATAGACTCCGAAAAGGAATTGGAAACAGTGCGTAAGGAACTTGGTGAGATGAAAGAGATAATTGTTCGCATGAAGGGTGCAATGCATAAGAATGAAGATGGGGAAACGGTTTTCAAATCTGTAGACCAGCAGATTGAAGAGCAATTGAAGGATTTCATTACTGTAGGCAAACATGGAGAGAAATCCGTGGACTTGAAAACAGCTTGTAAGCAGTCTCCTGGATTCAAGAAAAGCCTTACACTTGTTATGAGCAAAAAGGATGTTGAGCCCTTGAAGAGTACAGGTGTGGCACCACATTATAACATGACAATTGATAGTCAGTTATCTGTTGATCCGCGTTCTCAGACTGTAATCCGTAAATTTGCCAATGTGGCAGCAATATCTACACGATCATTAACTTATGCGGAGTTCAATCCGGGTGAAGAAGAAGCCGAATGGGTTCCAGAAGGCGGTCTTAAGCCTATGATGAGCGGTACATTGTCAGAAGTTACTATCAATGCTGGCAAAGTGGCTCTTGGCACAAAAGTAACCGAAGAAACATTATCTGATTTACCTCAGTTGGTTGCGGAGGTTAGGGCTGAGATTATCAATCGTATTGGTTTGAAAGAAGAAGAAGGTATTCTGTCTGGTACTGGTTCTGGTGGTCAGATTAAAGGGATTGGGAGTGATATACCTACATTCTCCTTGACAACTCTGAAAGTAGATAAGCCCAACACTTATGATGTTATTGTTGGTATGTATACACAGATTGTGTCAATGTCCAATATGGCTTATCGCCCCAACCTTGTGCTCATGCATCCTCTTGACTATGCACAAATGCAGTTGACTAAGGATGTTAATGGGCAATATCTTCGTCCTTTCCGTATTGGTGATGAACTGATTCAAGGTCTGAGAGTGGAAACCAGCACTGCAATCAAACAAGGTGATATTTGGGTTGGAGATTTTAACTATCTTAACATCCGTGATGTATGGGTCCTTACCATTACACTTGGGTGGGAAAATGATGATTTCACTAAAAATATGGTGACTATCCTTGGTGAGAAACGATTGATGGTTTATATCAAAAAACAATATAAAACAGCTTTTGTCAAGGATAAGATTGCAACCGTTATTGAAGCTATAACCCCCGTCGCTGTCGGCGGATAAATTTATATATGCTATGAAGGTAAATTTGACTAAAACTTATGAGGTTGAGTTCGCAAAGGACGGAGCTTCTTATAAAAAAGGTGATAAGGTAAGTGTTAATATGTTACTTGCAGCTAAGTTCTTCCAAGATGGGCGTGTTGCCACCGTTCCTACGGAATTGATAGAGGACGCTAAGAAAATCGGTGCTGAAGACTTGTTCAATAAAAAGAAGAACCTCAAAGATATTGTGTAATGTTAGTGGATTATACTTTTTTTCAAGGAGGTATTCTTGATATTGAGGGTGCTGTATTGAATATACATACTCCCTCTGAGACTAATAAGGCGATAGTTGACAGCCTTCAAGGCTTTGTAATGCAATATGAGTCGGAATATCTGGGAAAACTCCTTGGAGAGAAGTTGTATGAGGAATTCTCATCATATATTGCCAACGAAGGGAAAACGAAGGAAAAAAGATGGGATGATCTTATAGCGCGTCTTGTCGTGAGATATAGTGATGGTGATAGTGAGGTTTCCAAATCCCCTATTGCCAACTATATATATTTTCATTATTTGAGACATAATCATGCACAGGCAACTATTACAGGTGTGAAGGCTGACGAAGATGACGGTCGTCTTGTAAGTCCAGAAAGGAAAATGATATTCGCATGGAATGACATGGTAAGAATGAATATCAGACTTGTGAGGTGGCTTAAATCAAATAAAGCGGACTATCCGGATATCGCCACCGATTTCGAATTGTTGGAAACAATTAATTCTCTTGGAATATGATAATCGATATAATATCAGATGTATGTGCTTCCTTGTCAAAAAGAATGGATCAACAGATAAATTACATATATGGTGACAGTTCTTATATAAGGGAAACACTTCTTCTTCTTGGGAAAAGCAGGGTGACAGCATTGGGAAAATTCCCAATGATAGGGCTGTATGTTCCCTTAGACGAGGAAAGGGGTAGTGAGGATTTTTTTTGTCAGGCATCTGTAAACATAATAATCGCTACCAATACATTGGAAAAGTATACAAATGAACAACGTCGTGAGATATCTTTTGAAGGTATTCTTCGACCTTTGTATTACGGATTCATAGAAGAGTTAAAAAAATGTGATAAATTTGATTTCGGTTACTCCGGTATTGTAAGCCATACATATTCAGAAAATTATAGTTTTGGAAGACGTGGTGCTGTTGATGTTGACGGTAAGGAAGTTGGCGAAAAGATAGATGCTATTGAAATAAAGAATTTGGATTTAACAGTTAAAAATCAGAATTGTTATGCGAACAGATATTAGAGAGTGCGGCAGCACGTCCGGATTTAATACTGGAATGAATTACTGCCCCCTGCAACCGGACAAGGTAGCAGGTGTTATATTGGTCATTCATGGCAAAAAACTGCCAAGGGAACTGACTGCTGATGCTTTGGAAGAGGCTTGCCATGCTGATTATCCGGACAGAATTTATCCTATTACAGGATTTTCGGAATATGCGGTAAGCGGTGGTGAACCCAATACATCGGAAAATGGTTATGCCGGTTCGGAAATAACGGGCTATTCGGCAAGGACGGATACATTCACGTTGCGTAAGTTTAATCTAGCTTTACAAGCTAATCTTGTAGCCAACAAGGATACATTGTTTGATATGTATGTTTTTGACAAGAATAATGTTATCTACGGAGAGGATGACGGAACAGACGAGCTTGCAGGATTCGATTTGTCAGGGGTTTACCCTACAGGGCAGACTTATAACTCAAGCGGACAAAAGGCTTATCTTGCGTTTAATGCAATGTATTCCGATACGGAGAAGATGATGAAAAACATGTCTGTAAAACAATCGGGTGTAAATTTGGAAAATGTTCTCAAGGGATTGAATTATGTTGAATTTGTGAAAATGACATCTCCTGAGAATACATATAAACTCGTGGATCACTATGACCGCACAGACCTTACTGCATATTATGGCGCTGTATTGTCTGAGAAGGCTTCAACAGTCGTTTCTGGTGCGTCAGCACTGGAATACAGTAACGGTGTGCTTACAGCGACAGGAGGTGTACCGGTGCTTAAATCTCCTTCTATTTTACAGACTAATGGGGTCATTGGGATTGAACAATGGGTACAATGAGAATTAATGGAGTCACATTTATAGAGTCCGAGGTGGCCAAACTTTCATTGGATGAGTTTGTCGCTCAGAATATAGATGTATTCTGGAAGGACATTTCTAGAGAAAGGCGGAAATCAAGGCTGGTTTCCGTATATAATAGAATTATCAATAACAGTAATTTAGGAGGCGGGGGAGATTGATCCCCCGTTTTTGCTATGACATTGGAGGAATACGCGAGATGTTGGAAGAAATTGGCTGATGGCATTCAGCCAATGATAAGGGATAAGATGGAAAAGGATGCTCCTCAGTTTGAGGAATATGTACGAGAACAGCTATATAGTGGTGTTGATGGAGATGAAAATCCTTTGATCCCTGGATATACTGAGGACCCATACTTTAAAAAAACTTATGGAGAGCATTGGAAGAAAAACGCCGAACGCTATAAAAATTGGAAGACAAAGATACAGAAACCGAAACCTTCATATCTGGGTTTTTCTGCAAGAGGGAACAATACTCCAAACCTTATCATACGTGGAGATTTTTATAGTTCCATCACGGCAATACCAATATCAAATGGTATAAGGATTGCCAGCTATGGCGTTTCTTTTGGTTCTGATATTGAGAAGAAATATGGCTATAAAATTTTCAAGGTAAGCTCCAAAGCAAGGAGGCATTATGTTACGTACAGGCTTATGCCCTCTATTGAGAAATTTATAAGGAGGTGCGAACTATAAACTACCACCAAATCTTTAGTTTGGTGGTTTTAAACCTAAGCAGTGACATGCAGACAGCACGACCACATACCCGATTTTTCAGGCTTGTTTATGGCAGCCCCAAGCAGAGCGATATTCTTTGCGGCGTTGATGTCCGCATCCATATCGTTTCCGCAATATATACACTTGAAGTACTTGTTCTTTCTTGTGCCGATATGGTGGCACTTAGAACAAGTCTCGGAAGTATATGCCTTGTCCACGACAATCAAAGGTACACCTGCCCTCTTGGCCTTATATTCCAGACAAGAGCGGAGCTGCCGGAAGCACCAGGAATTGAGCTCCCTTCTGAAAGTCCTGTTCCTGTGTTCGGTGGTGGAGCGGATGTAGGACAGATCCTCAATGGCAATACCAAGCCCTTTGGTTTGGGCTTCCATTACTATTTGTTTGGAAATGGTGTGGTTGATTATTGTTGCAGTAGTCCTTTCTTTCCCTTTGAGCCGTTTCAGGAGTTTTGCACAGCCACGTTTGCATTCATGGGTGCGACCTTTCATGCCTTTGGATTGAATAGAACTACGGATTTTTCTTTGTCTGTCCCTGTACCGGTTCAGGGATTGGGAAGAATAGGATTTGCCTTCGGATGTACACACAATATCGGTAATTCCGAAGTCACAACCGATAAACTCCTCGACATCTTCCACATCCTCTTCGGGGACTTCCACCGTCTGGAAAAGATAGAACTTGCCTTTCTTGAACACAAGATCGGCTTCCCCTTTGATGTAAGGAATATAATCGGTGTTGTGGCAGACAAAAGGAATTTTCTGCCTTTTGCCTACGGTCCATATAGAAACGTATGTACCGGAATAGGAAAGCACCCTGCTGTCATAGTTGATGCTCCCGTATTCCTTGAATGTCCGTTGTGTTTTACGGTCAAGTTTGTAAGCGTCCGTCACCTTGCTTATGCAGTGTACAACTATTTGAGCGGAAAGGTTAAACCGCTCGCGTATGTCATTATAACAAAGGTGATGGAGCCTGAACTGGTTGAAAGTCTTATTCCGCCACGCTATATCAGAAATCTGATTGCACGCAGCGTTAGCCTCCTTGAGAGTTTCAAGAAGAAGACGATGTTGTTCATCGGTTGGGACAAGTTTGATTTTCAACGTCAGTTTCATAATGCAAATATGGGTAAAAAATATCAAATATTCAAATGTTTGAAAGAAATATTATTAACAAAAAATGGAATTGAACCGAACTATGAAAAACTGCTTGTGCCAAGGAAATAAGTCAATGAGGGAGATGGAACATATGCGTTCAATCGCAGAGAAGGCTGCTGTTATGGATGAATGTGTTTATATATTATACAAGGTTGGAGATGTGTATAAATTCTGTCGTGAAGGTGAAAACTGGTCAGGCGAGTTTATTGAATTCATATTTCCGTGAAATGATAGCGGACATCCGGAAGGATTACCGCTATCTATGTAAAGGACGGATCTACAAAAGATCGTTTTCTCCTTTTTCAATATTGGCTCTTATTTGCCTTAGAAGCAAGAATGATCCTTCCATCTTGTAATTTCCTAAATTTTGTTTCGCCTGCATGATGCAGCTTTCGATAGTGAGGACTAAATCTGGAGTGAACGCAGATTTGTTAATTTGCATTGTTTTGGGAAGTTGGTTAGCATGATCATTAAACCATGCAATCATTTCATTCAATTCTTCCTCTGTGTAACTTTGTTTTTTTTCAGCCATATTATATTCCCATGATTAATGATGCTTATATCTAAAAACAGTTCGTTTGTTACAAATGTTTTGTGCAAAAAAAGACATTTATTTTTTTATTGAAAAACAAAACTATCAATTATGTTATAATTTAGATTTTGTCTAAATTGCGAATGTGATATTTAATAATTGCGTTACTATATATTACTATGCGTTACTTAGTATTACTATTAATTGATATTGTCTTTTGTTTAATATTCATACCATTGTATAAGATAAAAACATCATTTACCTTTGTATCTGTAACATGTGCAAAGCGTTACTTGATGTTGATTAAATATTCTCCTATTGGAGTTTATATATGACTGTTCCGTAGTAGCTTGCACCTATTACGGAACTTTCTTTTTATACGATTCCAAGCGTGGATAGTATAAGGGAGGAAAGCAGGAGTGAATAATGGCACAATGAGGTTCGATTCCCCACCTGCTACAATCAGTCAAAATAAATCCCCAAAGGCGGAAGTGACTGAGCCGCCAACGGGGAACAATATTAATCTTATATCGCAAAGATATGGAAAATTTTAATAAGTTAGTACCTATTGATGGGGAAAATGGCGAAAAAAGAACAGTAAGTTCACTGCAAATTGCAGAAATTACAGGTAAGGCATATTGTGGCGTGTTGAAAGTCATTAGAAAGATGGATATTATGTGTGTGAAAATAACAATGAAAAATATATTTTCATTATTTGTTTGTTTGAAAAAATGTTGTACCTTTGCAGTGCGACAGTTTTATTATCATATTCGGATTGGGAATTTTTTATGCCCGATATTGAAGTATTGCTTAAAATATAAGCAGAGGTTTCTCCGTACATATTCGCCCCAAAGCCGATATGGAACTGTCGCAAGTTGGAGAAATTCTCTGCTTTCTTTATTTATTAACTTTTAATTTTCATTATTATGCGACAGTTGAATGAAAATCAAATCTTCCAATACAACGGAAGTCCTATCACCTTTCAGAAAGGCGATAGTGTAATGGTAAATGCCACAGAAATGGCTAAACCGTTTGGAAAACGTTGTAATGACTTTTTGTCAACAAAACAGACGAAGGAGTTAATTAGTTCATTATCAGCCAAAACGGGAATTTCCGCAACGGGTTTAGTTACTGTAAATCAAGGAGGTAACAATCAAGGCACTTGGATGCACGAAGATGTAGCCTTAGAGTTTTTATCCACATTATCAGCCGTTAGGATAATTCCCCTAACGGGTTTGGTAGATAAAGCCTTCAAAAAAATATTGTTTTCGTTTGGTAGCTTAAGGAATTGTTGTACCTTTGCAGTGCTACAAGTTGATAGAATTATCTATCTCGCAGAGCAAGCGGTTAAGTTGCTCATATTTTATATGGGTATTTTTTATGCTCATACTTTAGGATATTGGCGGTTGCCTATACGTAAGTTATTGTGTGCTCTTCGGGGTAGACTATCAACTTGTAGCAGCGTATATGGTAACCGCTTTTTGTTTGCCTATTGCCTTCATAAATAACTTTTAAATGCTACAAGTTATGACAGATTTAATTTTATACAAAGAAACGATGAGTTCACTTGAAATAGCTGAACTCACTGGAAAGCGACATGATGCTATCTTACGTGACATCAGAAACTTACTTAATCAAGGAGTAAACGCCCACAATTTTGTGGAGGTTGAATACACCGATAAAAAGGGTGAGAAAAGACCTTGTTATGAACTTACAAAGAAAGGTTGCCTAATCCTTGCCAGCGGATACGATGCAAAACTCAGGGAAAAGATTATAGATCGTTGGGAAGAATTGGAAAGGGACAAACAAAACGGGAATTTTCAAACTCCTAGCACCTACATTGAAGCATTGGAAGCTTTGGTAGCTTCTGAAAAGGAGAAAGAACGGATGCGTATTGAATCGGAGCAACAGAAAAAGCAAATCGAACAGAAAGATGCTAAGATAGCAAAGATACAGCCCAAAGCGGATTTTGCCGACAAAGCCTTTGCGATGGAAGGCAAATGTGATATAGGACAGGCTGCCAAGATACTCGGCTTACCATTCGGACGAAATACCTTGTTCAAGAAGCTTCGTGAAGCAGGAGTATTCTTTGCTAACAGGAATGAGCCAAAACAGAAATATATTGATGCAGGCTACTTTGAGATGAAAGAAAAGCCTATCCCAAGAGATAATCATCCGGGCTTTGTCGTGATGGTTGTGCTATGCACACAGAAAGGGCTTGCATACATCAATTACCTGTTTGGTGGCAAACGTTCTGACGGGAAATTGATGAAAATAGCCTAATTTAAATCTTACATATTAATCAAGTCTTTCCCACCTTATTTTACGAGGTGGGCAGACTCTTTACATCCATAACAGTTGCGATTCGCAACACGAATAATAAGGGCACAGTTGCATAAGTCCGTGGCAATATAATCATGTTATCCAAAGATCATAGACGCTCTGAACATAAAGAAAGGTAAATCCTGCACACCGCGTAGTT